AACAACGACTTATAGTACAACTCGAAGCACAACTACAACCTTTAGTACAAGCCATAGTACAACTACTACTTATACTACTACGTTTAGCACTTCAAAGAGTACTACTACAACATATAGTACAAGTAGATCTACAACTACTACGTACAATACGACTAGAAGTACAATTACTACGTTTAATACTAGTCACAGTACAACTACGACTTTTACAACAACGTTTAGTACGTCTTCAACGTTTACAACAACATTCAGCACAAGTAGAAGCACCACAACTACGTTTAATACGTTAAGAGTAACTTCATTTTATAGTTAGGAGAATTATCATGGAAATGTTCAATAAAGCCTCTATTAAAGAGCGTATTGGCGATATGCGAAAGTCAGATACACTATTACATCTAAAAGACTGTGAGAAACACTTTCTTAAGCTAATCAAGAAGCACAAAATCGAGTCTGCTTATGATGTAGTGGCTAATGAGCTTCCTTATTTTAAAACAATACAGTATACTGAATGGGCGCATTGCTTTTCCATGAATCCTCTTCAACAACGGTTACGTTGTGAACAGCTACCAGACGCTTATGCTGATAATTGTGAAATAACTATAGATTTTATGTCTTATTTTAAAGAAAAAGCTACAAATGGTACTTCTAATAAGTATGATCATATAAAAGATCATGATATTAAACCAAAAGATCATTTAATTATACCTTTAGGTTCTAATAAAATTAAAGAAACCATCTGTGCTAATAAGTTGTGTTATTTAAGAGATAAGTGGGAGGGTGATATTTGGTTTAAACCACACCCTCTTACAACTCACGCTATAGTAGGTGAATTAAGAGATATGCTTGGAGATATTGTTCTTGAAAGAGATATTAATATGTATAAACTCTTAGTTGGTTGTGAAGTAGCACACTTGTCTCATATGACTGAAAGTGCAGTTTATGCTGTAGCCTTAAAAAAAGAAATAGATCCTATTGATGTTTATAATAAAGTCCGAGAAGGTTCTTTTTATCATATCAATAAGTATCTATTTAACAACAAAGATCCTTATAATTGGATGCAAAAAGCATTAAACAGTTATAAGTCAGGAATTGTAAATCCTGAACTACAAGAAAATTGGCAAAAACAAATGGAAATGTACTTTGAATATATTCTTGACAAAAGAGAAGACTTTAAATACGATTACGTTTCCACTACAAGGGGATACGATTATCGATGAGTACAATAGTAACAAGAAGCAGCAATGGCGCTGCGCTCACCCATACACAAATGGACGCAAATTTTACAAATTTAAATAATGATAAATATCAGTCAGGCAACAGTCCATATTTTGCAAATATGTATCTTGGTGCTTATTTATATCACAACGGAGACACTAATACCTATCTAGGTTTTACTGCTGCGGATGACGCTAGACTTGTTGTAGGTGGTCGTCAAGCACTTCGCATGGATGAAGGTTCTGACCCTGATAGTTTACAATTGTGTTCTGGTGCTAGTGGTGGTGCGACACTCAGTACAACGGGGCGTTTCTCGCAGCATGGCGGCATTACTGTTGTGGAACAATGGCAAAGTATTAACACTAATTATACAGTTACAAATGGTTTAAACGCCATGTCTATTGGACCTACCACTATTTCGAGCGGCGTGACGGTTACGGTTGGCGATGGCGAAGCGTGGACGGTGGTGTGATGGCAGAAATACATCTTTCATCTGATTTTGGATTACAGTGGAACAACGTTACAATTACTCCACAAGAACTTGCGGATAACATCCTTGGCATTGATTTTATTAACGGTCTGCTTGTGTTTGATGGCGTCAAAGTTGTTAATGCTCTTGACAGAGAATATATTACAGATAGTCGAGGAGACAGGCACATGTTAACAGATCTTGCAGAAAGGATTTTAGGCAAATGAGTACACTTAAAGTAAATACGATACAAGAAGCAACATCAGGCGGTGCAGCTTATTTTACAGCAAGGGCTTGGGCAGAATTTTCTATGAGCGGGACAGCCGCATTGAACTCTGATGGAGGCCTAAGCAGTCTTTCAGACTTAGGGCAAGGTTCACCGCAATTCAATCTTGATAATGCCTTATCTAGCGCAAGTGGATGTGCGGATGTTTCCTGCGGACGTTATCTGTCAACAATTGATTACCCAGTTCAATCTGGAGCGCGTATTACGTCAACAACTGCAATAAGCGGTTTTTGTGGTAGTGACAATACAAGCCGCCAGGACTGGTACGTTGGGTATTTTGGTTTGATAAGATAGGGCATGACATGACAACATACCGCGTTATATTCGATGACCCCGACCACCTTGATGAACCCACAAAGGTTCTAGTGCCAAGTCAAAACTGGCTTGATATAGCAATGTCTGGTGGTTTGCCGCCTATCTGGGTGTATTGGCAGCTTCAAGACGATGAACAGAAGGCTATCAAAGAAGGTCGTCATAAAGAGTTTCAGCACGACCCTGAGAAACACGCCTTGCAATGGACCGCCCTAAGAATTGGTCCTCTAACGGAAGAGGAAGCAATGGAATATCTAGTAATGAAAGACTTGCCACGGCGTTGCTGGGCAGAAGAACACAACCGCCCAATGTTTAAGATCGTAAGGACAGAACAAGTCCCATCTGACAGAACATTTCGCAATGCATGGGAGATGGCAGCATGAGTACAATAAAAGCAAATGCGTTTCAGGACACAAGTGGTAGGGGGCTTTATCCTGCTAGAGTGTCAGGTACATTAAATGGGTCAAGTTTTGCTTCAGAGCAATCCAATGGTGTTTCTTCGGCGCAAGATAATGGGACGGGAAATTATCAGTTTAATTTTAGTAATAACTTTTCTAATGCTCAGTATTTTGCTTGTGGTGTTTCTTGTAATTATAGCGCTACTTCATCTTATAGCTCATATATTCCCGTAAGGTATGCTGGTGGAAGTATAGATGACACACGAACAACATCACAATGTAAGGTTGGTACTTATGAAAGTGGATATGTTGATTGCCCTTCCGTAGGTGTACTTTGCGAAGGACCGTAAGTTAAATAAAGGAATAAAAAATGACAACGTACATTAAAATAGGTGCTACATCTTATGACGCTGCAGATTACCAGATCCCAGCGGAACGCACGTTTCGTGATGGGTGGGAAGCCAATGCCGACACAGGCGTAATCAGTGTCAACATGACGAAAGCCAAGGACATTTGGCGTGACAAGATACGTGCGGCGCGAAAACCAATGCTTGAGCAGCTTGACACGGACTACATGAGAGCGTTGGAAATGGGCGCGGACACTACGCAAATTATTGCTGATAAACAAGTTTTGCGGGATGCTCCTGCTCACCCAAACATTAATGCAGCAACTTCTGTTTCAGAACTTATTCAAGTACAGCCCCTTCCTAATTATAATATTTATTAAACATATTGGAGTAAGATATGGCAGGAATGCAAATTCAATCTACTCAATTAGGTGGGGTTAATGGTCAAGGAACTCTTATTAATACAAAATCATTATTAGTGCTTAAATTTAATTATCCTAGCTTTTTTTCTGGCGCTTCAATTATGACAATCGATGGTCGTATTACTTTTGATTCTTCTAATAGTAGTGCAAATGGAATTTCTTATGTTTTATTAGGAGATGGCTCTCAATTCCAAATAGACAATCAAGATGGAGATGTAGTAGTTTTTACATCTTCAGGAACATTTACCCCTAACACTTCAGCATCGTATCGTATTCTTGTAATTGGTGCTGGAGCAGGTGGTTCGGCAACTATTGCATCGGCGGGTTATGCAGGACTTGATGGCGGTGGTGCAGGTGGTTACTCAATAAAAACTACTAGTACAAGTTTATCGGGAACTTATACTGTAAACGTAGGAACCGGCGGTGCGGGGGGTTATACAGTTAATGCTCTTGCACATGGTTCAGCAGGTGGTACTAGTTCTGTCTCTGGTACAGGTCTTAGTATGAGTGCAACAGGCGGCGTAGGCGGTGGATCTCGAAATGGTGGTACTGGTTCTGGAGGAAATATAAATGGAACTGGTGGTGCTGGTACACAACTAATAGGTGGAAATTTAGGTTTAACAACAAGCTCTCCTGATAATTACGCACAATACTCTGGAACAGGCGGCAGCTACGTAGGCCCAAATAACGGTACAGTAGCACCAAGCGGCGGCAATTATGGTGCAGGGGGTGGTTGTATTTACAATAATGACTATGACAGTGGTCCTGACGCAAGAGGTGGTGCTGGAGCATCCGGTTTGGTTGTATTTTTTAAAGTTTAAAAATGTATTACACAGAAAAAGAATTATTAAAAGCTGTTTATACAGCTGAAAACGTTATAAACAAATTATCTAAAGATTACGGTAAATATATTAGAGGTATAAATGATTGTTTTGCGCTATTATCAGAATATGATAAGGCATTAAGGGGTTACACTAAATCTAAAATTGTAGAACCACCTTGGGAGTCCTCTGCTGAATGGTTTTATAAGCTAAGAAAAGCAGGTTATACTCTAAACAGTTATGCCGAATATTGTAACTATGAAATCATCCCTAGCAAAAGACCCAAGCTAGGCGATATTGCTTTTGAAAAAGGGTCTGCAATGATCGCAGGAAACGGATTTTGGTATTCTGTTCCAGAAGATAATTCAGGTGTTCGTTCAACTAGACAAATAATGTTTTTCGAACGACATTTGATGGCTTTAGCTAGACCGAGGAAATAACAATGGCAAAAAAATATTATTACGAAGGGTTAGAAATACTAACACCATTAACAATATCGTCTAACGAACCACATTTTGATATGACTACTGTTTCTCTTAAAACCCAAAGAGCTTCTCAGGATCATCAGAGATGGGAGCTAAGCTTTAACGTTTTAAGCACTGAAGATGATGCTGCTAACTTGTTTCTTAGCACAATGGTAAACTTTGATACAGCTTCTACAATGATAATGCCTCAATTCGTTAAAGAGTCCACTACTAATACTTTGTTTGGAACTATAACGGTTGCAGCAAATGCAACTGCAGGTTCTTCTTCTGTCTCTATAAGCAACAGCCAAAATGAAACAGGAATTCTTCCAAAAGGTAGCTTTGTAAAATTTGAACATTCAAAAGTTTATATAACTACGACTAACCTAAATTTATCAAATTCTTCTGCCTCACAAACTGTTGGAATATACCCTAATTTAATAACTGCTGTTTCAGGAGGAGATGCATTTAAAACAGGTGATGATTGCGTTTTAAGTTATTTTAAGAGCATAGACAATCAAATGGGCATTACCTATCAAGATGGTATTCTTTCTAACATAGGTACAATTAGTTTAATAGAGGCATTATAATGAGAAGTTTTAGTACGGCAGTAACTACAGCAATAAACGCTCAAAGATTTAAATACTTTTTTCTTATTGAGCTTACTTTTGGCTCTACAAGTTATTATTTTACAAGTTACAACAGAGACATAACGTGGCCTTCTACTAATAGTAATACTTATACGTCCGATGGTGGTCTTTTTGAATTTGACACTCCTAATTTTTCTTCAGTTCTTGACAGAGAAGCTTACAAAGTTGTTATTACAGATATTAGTGATCAATTTGCTAATCATTTTAAATCAGGAGTCATAGGGTCTCCTATTAATGTAAAGGTTGGGATAGTAGACCCTTCAACAGATCAGCCCTTAACCGGAGACGATGACATAATGCATCTTTATTCGGGCTTTGTTGACTCGCCTTCTATTGAAAATGATTGGGACAAAAAAACAGCTATAATTGAAGGAACATCCCCGATGGCTGATCTTGATCAGGTAAATATAACAATGGTCTCAAAAGATGGCATGGATCAAATTGATGTAACAGATACTTCTTTTGATAGTCTTTATGAAGATAGCGAAATTAATATTAAGTGGGGGAAAGTATAATGGGTGTAGATCCAATCAGTATTACACTTGCGTTAATTAATGTAGCTTCGGCTGCTTATCAGCAAAAACAGCACGAAAAAATGAAGAAAAAAATGGAGGCAGATGCTGACAAAAGAAAAGGTCAAAAGTTTACCATTTCAGGCACAGCAGCACCTCTACCCGTTGTTTACGGAAAACAAAGAGTAGGCGGTATCCATTGTAATTACAAAGTTAGATCCTCGTATCCTTCTGTAACAGAAAACGCAGATCAAGTGCTTGCTACTGCTTTTGGGAGTGAACCTCAGACTGGTAGTAAAAACGAATTCCTTGGGGTTCAAACCGCACTTTGTCATGGCGGCATAGAAGGCGTTAAACACATACTCGTAAATGAAATTGATTATCGAGGCTATACTAAAGAAATGAAAGAAAACAAATCTTCTTTCAATCATCGATTTTTAATTCACACAGATGGCGGGACCGCTGATGCTACTGCTACTGCTTTTGGATTTTCTGGCCTTAATAGATTTACTGACTGTGCTTACGTAACTAACTTTTTTAAATTAAACAGAGATGAGCCACAGTATAGCGGTATTCCCAGCATGGCGTATATTGTTAAAGGGCGCAAAGTTAGGGCAATTACTAGAACAGGTTCGGTAGGTAATTATAGCTACTCTCTTAATTCTACGTACTCTTATTCTAACAACCCTGCTTATTGTCTTTTAGATTATCTTTTAAACGATAATTTTGGAAGAGGTCTTACTGCTAACGATGTAGACTTAGAATCTTTTTATAACGCGGCTGATGTGTGTGACACTCCTGTGCTTACCGGAGCTACTATTGGGGGAGAAGTTAACGATGTAAAACCAATCTTTTCTTATACATCTCAATTAGATTTTCCTACTCAAGATATCGAGCCATACATGGCTAATTATTTGTACTATGATGAGACTGACGATACTTTATATCAACAAACTCAATCAGGTACGGCACCTAATCTGTCAGCTAGCTATAGTGTAATAACGGCTCCTGCCACGGCAACTATTCCTCTCTATGAGTGTAACATTACGCTTAGTACGGAAGAGACTATTAGAAACAATATAGAGCGAATTATGAACACGATGGGTCTTTCTGACCTTGTGTGGACGCCTGAAGGCAAATACAAGTTAATTCTTTCTTATCCTAAAACCCAAACTGAACAAGATGCTTTAGTTACTCAAACATTTGATGAAGACAGCATAGTTAGAGAATCAGTTAAACTTTCTTTTCCTTCTGCAAAAGATCGTTTTAATCAGGTAACAGTTAACTTTAGTAATGAGTTTGAAAACTTTAAAGATGATAGCTTTACTTGGCCTCCTACTAATAGTAATACACATCAAACTTACTTAACTGAAGATAACAGCCAACCAATGACAACTTCTCTTCAAGGAGATGGAGTTACTAGTAAGTATCACGCGCAAGCTTTGGCAGAGCAACAAGTAAGAAAATCTAGATTTCTTTACACAATTAATTTTACTGTTAATAAAGAAGGGCTTAAAACTGAGCCTGGAGACTACATTAAAATAAATTTGCCCTCTATGGGCATTAGCAATGAGCTTTATCGTGTTGAGTCTATAAAAATTAATACAGATTTTTCGGTTGAAATTTCAGCTTACAAATTTGATTTTTCTGTTCTTGCATGGAACGTACCTAATGACTTAGATTATGTTGTAAGACCAGATTTTGATTTTGTAGTTGCTCCTCCTACTAATTTGCAGTACGATAGCACGGCTAATATTTCTGGAACCTCCTCGGGCAAGCTTACTTGGACTGCA